ATGGCGAAGATCCCATCATGTGGGAGGGAAAGCTGATTGGTGATGTGCGGGGCGACCTGATTCGTATTGCGGAGTGGTATGGGTGGACAGGACGTTCCAATGAAGGGGTGCGTATGGCCAGCACCGAGATTGCCGAGGGCATTAAGGATCGCGAAGAGGAGTGGGGACTTAAAGGACGAGTCCGCAGTGGACCTGCCGACTCATCCATTTTTGACGAATATGAACCCGATAAGTCTGTGGCCGCTGATATGGCTCGCATGGGCATCGAGTGGGAGCATGCCGACAAGAGTCCCGGCTCGCGAAAGCAAGGTTGGGAAGAGCTCCGTAAACTATTACGACAGTCCTTTCTCCCCAAAGGTGCCACCAAGCGTGAAACCCCCGGACTCTTTATCTGCAATCGATGCAGTAACTTCCTCCGGACTGTTCCGGTATTGCCTCGGGACGACAAAGATCTCGACGACGTAGATACCGAGAGCGAAGACCACATTGCTGATGAGTCGCGTTACCGTGCTCGTCAGAAGAACGTTAAAGTTAAACAGCGCGACCTATGAAAGATAAAAAGAAAGATGATCCATCCTCCACTTCGCTGGTTTATGACATCATGGCGCCAAGGTGGAAGAAGATTAATGCGTTGTTGGGGGGCACAGAGACAATGCGTGCAGCCCGGGAAGCCTACTTACCCCAACACTCTAACGAGAAGAACACTGTGTTTGAGGAAAGGCTAGCGGCCACTACCCTACTCAACATGACGGAGTTGACGCTGGAGTCCTGGGTGGGGCGACCGTTCTCGGAGCCTATTCTCTTAGGTGAGGACGTGCCGGCGGAGATCCAGGAGCTGTTGGAGGACGTGGATCTGCAGGGGCACAACTTGCAGGTCTTCGCTCGTGGTTGGTTTCGCGACGGGCTGGCCAAGTGCTTCTCTCATGTCATGGTGGAGTTTCCCCGTCCCACTCCTGCAGCCGAAGGTCAGACGCGCACCCTGGATGATGATCGCAAAGAGGGCCTTCGTCCTTATTGGGTGCACATCCCACCAGAGAACATTATTTTTGCCCATGCAGAAATGGTCAATGGGGTGGAGACGCTGACCCAGGTGCGCATTCAGGAAGAAGTAATCCTCCAGGATGGTTTCACGGAGGTAGTGGTGCCACGTATTCGCGTCATTACTCCTGGTAAGGTGGAGATTTACGAATACAAGAAGTCCAAGGGTGGTAAGATTACGTGGGTGCTGATAGAGATTTACAACTACGATTTGCCGTTCATCCCGCTAGTCACCTTCTACTCGGCCCGGGAAGCTCCTTTCCTGGGTAAGCCTCCCCTAACGGACTTGGCTGATCTTAACATCTCCCACTGGCAGAGCTGCAGTGATCAGCGGGCTGTTCTGACGGTGGCTCGCTTTCCCATTCTCGCTTGTTCTGGGGGCAAGGACGATGACAAGGTGGTGATTGGGCCGAACAAATGGCTGTTTAACCCAGATCCGCAGGGGAAGTTCTACTATGTGGAACATACTGGGGCCGCTATTGGTGCAGGCGCGGTGGATTTGAAGTCCCTGGAGGAACAGATGAGCCAGTATGGCGCTGAGTTTCTTAAGAAGCGTCCGGGGGATGAAACGGCTACGGCTAGGGCGTTGGACAGTGCGGAAGCTACCTCGCCCCTGCAAGATGTGACTATGCGCTTCGAGGATGCGCTCAATACGGCGTTGTCCTATACGGCGCAGTGGCTTAAATTGGGACAGACTGGGGGCACCGTGACCGTCAATAAGGAGTTTGGGCCGGAAGAAATCAACAGTTCTGACCTGGATACGCTCAACAAGGCTCGCGATCGCCGCGATATTAGTCGCACGGCCTACATCGCAGAGCTTCAGCGCCGGGGCGTCATTGACGAAGAGTATGATCCGGAGGGGGATGTGGAAGAGTTGAATGAGGAAACGGCGAAGATGGTGCAGACCATGACGGAGATTGATCCAGGTGGACCACAACTTGATAATGAGCCACCTGCTAACTAGGAATGAGGATCCTCGCCATACTTCAGAACATGTGGGATCCGTCGCGGACGGAGGCTCTTATGGTCTTTCGCATCAACCCCCACAACTATACGGGCAAGAAACTTTATCGGGTGACGGAAGGTCACGACCTATGGGTGACCAACAGTAGCTCTAAATGCGCGCCTTCAGCGGACGTTGCCTTCCCACCCGATATTGCTTTCTTACATAAGGCCCTGATGCGTGCCTCCTGGGACTGTTACCTGGTATGTGGGGCCAGGGCCCAGGATGCATTTCACCAGGTGCTGCGCATTTATCCAGATGCACGGGCCGTTCTCGTTACAGCGCCTGTTATTTTCTTACCCCATCCTGCAGCGCGTAAACTGACCAACAAGCTATTGGTTGGAGTTAAGAAACATTTGGTGCAACCCGGGATGGCCTGGGTTGAGTTTCGCCAATACATAGGTTCGTATCGAAAGGTTAATTATGCAGCTCACAGCTTCGGTCATTAAACAATTCGAAAGAGACCAGCAATCACATGGCACGCGAACAGCGATGTGCAATTTCGTCTTTCAACAAGCGACCCATTTGCTTAAGGGGATTGGCGTGCGCCGCACTGACGTAACCTATGATGAGAAGAAGGTTCGACGTCTCTCTAACCGCGAGCGTGATGGCATAGTTACGGCGGTGAGTGGTTCCCCGGCCCGCAAACGTTAACATGGCCGATGATGGCATCATCGAAAAGATTTTGCGGCCGGTTTCTACGGACAATGTGCCTCCTGGCCACTTACTGCCGGACTTTATCTTCTGGTGCCCGGGGTGTAAGTGCGGCCATGGGTTGTGGGTCACGCGGAAGAACAGCCGGGGTGCGCAGTGGACTTGGGATGGTGACCAGGAGAAACCAACCTTTACCCCAAGCTTGCTGATGGACACCACCAAATCACGTTGTCACTTGTTCGTTCGTAATGGGATGCTGGAGTTTCTCAGTGACTGCGAACACGAGCTGGCCGGTAAGACCGTGCCCATGGAGCCATTCTAATGCCCAGGCAAACCGCCAACCAGGAATACTTTGATGCAGCCCTGCGCCACCAGGTGGGCGTGCGTCGTCTCACGGCAGGCGAGGTTAGGGAGATGATGAAAGTGCTAGAGCGGGCGGATCGTTCGTTGGTGACCAAGCTACGCCAGCAATTGGCGCCGTTAGCGGGGCGACCGCGCAACGATCTTAAAATCAACCGCATCAAAGACCTCCTGCGTAGCGTGCGGGAAACACGACGGGAGCTCATCGGCCAGCTCAAGCTGCAGTTTGGCGAGCAGCTCCAGGAGCTGGCCAGGGTAGAAGCAGAGTTTGAGTTAAGAATGTTAAAGGGTGCCATACCCATAGACATCGTTCTGACCGATGTGTCTCGCGAGACCCTGCGGGCGCTGGTGACCACGAAACCTTTTTCCGGTGGGGCTTCCGCAGCCCGCACCCTGGGCCAGTGGTTTAACGAATTAGCCCAGGTAGACTCGGCCCGACTCATTGGGGCTTTGCAGTTGGGTATTGTGCAGGGGGAGACAGTAGATCAGATGATGGCGCGAGTGGCGGGCACAAGAGCGAATAATTTTGCGGATGGAGTTTTAGCGGTGTCTCGGCGTCATGCCGAAACAATAGTGCGCACTGCGGTCAACCATGTCAGTAATGCGGCCCGGGAAAGTGTCTGGGTTGATAATGAGGACATTATTGCCGGGTTGAAGTGGGTGGCCACGTTGGATGGTCGCACCAGTGCGGTATGTCGTGCGAGGGACGGCCACATAGCCCCCATAACTTCGGAAAAGGTTCTCCCTAAAGGAGCGAAGAAGTTAGTGCCAGCCTCGGCGCGACCCCCTGCCCACCCCAACTGTCGGAGCGTGATGGTGGCCATTCTGGACGGTGAGGGTGTGGCGGGTGCTATTGGGGATCGACCTTTCGTGCGTGCTAATAAGCGAGAGGTAAATTTCCGGGAGCTGGCGAAGAAGAGAGCGGGCAACAAGTGGGATGATCTGGATGCCAGTGCGCGCAACGAGCTGGTGCGTAAGGCCCGTTCCAAGTGGACGGACGCGGTGGTGGGGCGCACTCCTGGCGATACGTCTTATGGTCAGTGGCTACGCACGCAGCCGGCAGAATTCCAGGACGAGGTCTTAGGTAAGACAAAAGGGGCCTTGTTCCGCCGGGGTGGGTTGCAGGTGGAACAGTTTGTAGACAAGGCCGGCAATGAGCTGACCCTGGAGCAGTTGGCCCAGACCAACCCCACTGCGTTCATTCGTGCTAACCTGGATCCAGAGGACTTTGACTAATATGAAGATTTTAATTCTTGCTTGTGTTCTATTGTGTGGTTGTGTTACCTATCAGCTCCCGCCAACATTGCCTGTGGAGGAAGGTTCCAGCTACTCGCCTTTAGGAAGTGCCGCGCGAATGTCTTCGTTTGTGTTTTTGGCTGACCAGCCCACCAATGGTTATTACATCAGCACTATTGCCATTGGCACGAATGGTCCTTTTGTAGTGCCTGATCCGATCAACCAGGGGATTAATTTGACGAGTGATGGTCAGGGTATTGCGATAGTCGCGTGGGTAACTAATTCGCTCGCCTGGCTGCAATCGACGACTAACCTGGCCGCTTCCAACTGGGTGAATGAAATTAAGCTGACGAACGGGGTATCGATTTGGGTGGATCCTAAGATGAAAAGCTCCAATCGCGTGTATCGGTTACTGTTCATCCAATAATAAAGCTTGGCTTTTTGGCATGATGCCTCTAAGTTCCTTTCGTGAGTGATTCACAATAACAAAACAAGAAACATATGGAATTCAAATTCACCCCAGAGATCGCTGACATCAATACCGTGCCCGAACAATTTCGTGGGTTCTATGCCCAGGCAGGGGACAAACACAAACTTCGCTTGGATGATCCGGTGGTCAAGGTTTCGGTGGAAACGATCACGGGTATGACCACGGCCCTGGGGGCAGCCCGCGCCGATGTTAAGGCAGCCAAGGCCAAGGCCGTGGATCTTACTTCCTTGGCCGAGTATGGTGACTCCCCGGAGAAGATCCTGGAGAGCGTCAAGGCCAAGTTGGAAGAAGCTGCGTTGCAGGGCGACGGTAAGGCCAAGCAGCAATTGGAAGGCATCAAGAAAGCCCTGCAGGAAGCCCATGCGAAAGAACTGACGGGCCGGGATACCCGTATCACTGCGCTCCAGGCCCAATTGTATACCAACCTGGTAGACGCCAATGCCACTACGGCCATCGCCGAACTCAAAGGGGTGCCGGAGCTCATTCTTCCTTTCCTGCGGCAGAATGTGAAGGTCGAGGAGAAGGATGGGAAGCTGGAAGTGCGCGTGGTGGATGCTGCCGGCGAAACTCGTTATGGTGCGCAAGGCAGCCCCATGACGATTAAGGAGCTGGTTTCAGAGATGAAGGGCCAGCAGAAATACGGCCGTCTTTTCGAGAGCGAAGCCCCGAACGGCGGCGGCACGCCCCCTGGGCAGCGACGCAACAATGCGGTTTTGCAGCAAACGGATCGTGATAAGATGTCGCCGACACAGAAAATTCAGGCTGGGTTACGCAAGGGCCAGGCATCACGTCCTGGGGTCACGGCGTAAAATAACTTGCCTTGTTGGGAAAAGTAGCTTTTGCTTTGAAAGGAAAGTGAAATAACTTTATGCCATTAAGAATTGCGGTTGCTTCTCGAAATTCGGAACTCAACGTCATCTCTACTAACCTGGACAATGGTTTTTTGCGTATCTACAGTGGAGCTCAACCCGCTACTCCCGAGACAGCTGCCTCTGGGGTCTTGTTGGCGGAATTGCGTTTCAATGTGGACGCTTTTCCGGCGGCAGCGGGTGGTGTTCTTACTGCTAATGCTTTGACGGGAGATGCAGCAGCAAATGCTACCGGGGTAGCAGGTTATGCGCGTGCGCTTGGCGCCGATGGCACTACGGTGGTGTTGGATACCAATATCACCGTGGTGGGGGGTGGTGGGCCGTTGGAACTGGACAGTATCAACATTGAAACCGGGGCCGATGTGGTGGTGGATTCGTTTACCTTAACTTTGCCCATGTAAAATTGTGATTATCCTTTCATCAACTGCGGACATTTTGCAGGTAGTTACGTCGGCGGCTGGTGACGTAGACATGCACGCTTCGTGGATTCTGTGGGATGGAGCAAACTCGACGCCTGAACGTAACAACGAGATTGCGGTTACGGCGACCACAAAGAACCTTGTTCCGTCCCCGGCATCGGCGAAGCAGATCAACGTTAAGGTGGTAAGCATCCGCAATGTTCACGCGAGTGTGAGCAATACGATCACTGTTGTCCACACTGACGGAACTGATGCAGTTGAAGTGTTCAAGACTACTCTTTTTGTGGGAGAGTTGTTGATCTTTAATGAACAGATTGGATGGCGAGTATTCGATTCGTCAGGCAACATTAAGTTGGCTGGTAACGTTGATCCACGAACTAATGATTTTCGGCTTACTGGCACAAGCGCCACTCCGATAATGACGGCAGACCTTACGTCCTTGAGCACTGTTTACCTTGCCCAACACAAAGGGAATAGAATCGCGCTTTACGATGGAGCGAACTGGCAGCTTGTTCAACCCGGCTCTGAACCATCGCTCGCGGTGACAGGGCGCACAACTGATCTCCCTTTTGATGTGTTCGGTTACTTGAACGCTGGGACGGTCACATTGGAATTTTTGGATTGGACGAATGCTACTACACGCGCTACTGGCTTAAGTCGGCAAGACGGAATTTGGATAAAGAGCGGAGACCCGACTCGCCGTTACCTTGGCTCAATTCGAGCGCGATCAGCGACTACCTTCCATTGGGTGCGTAACGGTATTGATTTGCCCGCGAAGTTTGACTTATTCAACGTTGATAATCGTGTAGAATTTCCGTGGCAAGTCATCGCTACTACGAACTCATGGACCTACACGACGGCCACGTGGCGGCAGGCACAGGCCAGTACGAACTATCAGTGCGACGTGATGGTCGGGTTACAGGAAGAAAGCTTCACCTGCATCGTGGCGGTATCGAGTCGCAATTCAACGATCAGCATTCCGCGCCAAGTCGGAGTGGGATTCGATTCGACAACAGTCATCAGTGGTCTGGCCGTGGCGACTGCGAACGTCGTTGCCAGCATTGAATGTGACCAGTGGGCACGCCTCGTAAACATGCCCGCCATTGGTCGGCACTTCTACGCATGGTTGGAAATCTCCACGGCGACCGGCACCTGCACATGGGTAGGCGATGATGGTGCGTTGCGTCTGCAAAGCGGAATGGCCGGGACGTGGGCATGCTAAATGGGCACGGCATATGTCAATACGGCAAGCACCGCAGGCGGCGACGGTAGCACTAATGCCATAACCGGGCCGAATCGCGCCTTTCCGACTACCAATCAGTGCATCCTTACATTGTGGCCTTCTGATAGCACTGTTCTTACATCCCCGTGGGACATTTGGTGCGAAGGTAGTGCAGCTGATACGGAGGCGGTCATACAAGGCACATGGAACAAAATAATCACCAGCGTTGCTAACCGGCTGAAAATCGCAACCACGGTGGCCAATCGGCACAATGGAAAATGGGATACAACCAAGTATCGGTGGGAAATCACCGATAGTTCAATTATTTACAACAACAAGCCTGGTCACGTAATTCTCGATGGGCTTCAAGGTCAAGCAACCTGCACGACGAGCGTCGGGGGTGGACTTACTTATTCGATATTTCGGCTATCAACCCAGAACGTAGGTGTTGGGCTGTTCGACTGTGATTGTCGAATTCAAAATTGTATTGCGAAGGGAGTGTTTGCTGGTGGAACAGATAATATCGGGGGCTATTTAAACTCGCCATACGCAGAAACCAACGGCGGCAAGATTCGCATTTGGAATTGTGTAGCGAGCGGTTGCACGTATGGTTATAATGCGGCTTGGGATCAAGTCACACACTACAATTGTACGGGATGGGGAAATAATTTCAATTTTATCGACCCAATGATTTTACGGAACTGCCTTTCCGCTAACCCGTTAGTTGGTAACGGCTATGAGAGTGTTGGCATTGGCGGGGGGCTTTCGCGGAATAATGCCTCAAGTGATTCTAGCACAGCAGGGGCTGACACAAGAGTAAATCAAACATTCGCCTTTGTAGACACTGGCACGTTGGATTTTGATTTGTTGGAAACTGATACAGGTGCGCGGCGTCGTGGTATGTTTGATCCGAGCGGGGTTATGCTTTTCACCGATGACATCAAAGGTAATCCACGGGATAGTATTTGGGATATTGGGGCACACGCAGGGTTGTTCGTTGATCTGAATCGTCTTTCAACAAAGACACTTGTCAAATTGCAAAGAAGGGGGGTTGTGTAAAATGGCTACACCTGGCCAATTTGATCCATGGCTAGTAAAGAAAAGCATCTTTGATGATAGCTTTGGGAATGCGGCGCAGTTCGATCCGGACATGGCGGTAAACGATTCGGGTG